TTGAGTCTTAGATACAATAATGACTCGGGCATTAGGATTTGTTACAATTGTGTAAAGTGTATAGTTGGTAGTTATGGTTGTCGACTTAGCATGTTCAGGAGGAACATTGATAAGGATGCGCTTGGGGTCGCCTGGCTCGTAAGTCATACCTGATGGTTGCCATCTTGGCTCAACACCTTCGATAAGGTCTAGCCAGTTAAGTTGATGGTCAAAAAGGGTAGTGTCCAGGAACTGGGTTGAGAACTCGGGGTAGGTAAGGTTCTTAAGGTTTGACAGGTCAGCCTTGACCCCTTTGCCCGCTAAGCGTGCTTTGTCCGCTTTATCTTTAAAGTCTGAATCTACCATTGACCATTGACGGAAGGTAGTATCGTTGCGACCTACGGCTACCATAGCAGCGGTAATGGTTGCCCCATTTTCCAGTAACACTAGGACTTTGGCCTGAGCCTCGTCTTTTGGTACAGATTGTACCCCTGGTTTACGTCCCATTACAATCCCCTAAAAACGCCTTATTAACGGTTGGGTTAAACGGCAGAATTATCCCAATATGATTATATATTATATATTATTTATTAGGATTTCGGATTAAAGGAGAAATCCTTGTTATATAATTTTTTTTATTATACTATAGATAACCTGTTCAAACACCCTAAACCGAACTACGTTCGGGTATAATTCTTTTATAATGTCCGTTTTGTACACATATCCCCCACTAATATAACAGAAAATTATGGGTAGACACTATATAGGTGTCCCGCGACCAAATTAAGTAACCCTGCCGTCAAATGAAATGTCGATTTGTCGACAAATTGATAAATATATTTATCGGTAATGAGATGATTCGAACGTATGTTCGAGATGCGACTATCCCCTCAGCAGACTCTCAGCAAACACTCAGAATTATAGGGCTAAGTTATCCACAGGTTTATCCACAAAGTTATCCACATGTGGACAGCCAACAACGCGGTCGGGCGTGTCGCCAACACAAACGATTCGAACAGATGTTCGAACGATTACCCTAGGTCGCGATTATCCCTTATGTCCGATTTGCCTATCTTGTACTAATATGATACAATAAGTCTGATAGATACCTTATGCCCTAAATGTCGCTATATAATATAGTGAAAAATAAATCGGCGAAATGGTGTTGAAATCCTAGAATCCATGCTAAAGTTCTCTTATCGGGAATCGCCCGATACTTTAAAAAAAGGATAAAAAAATGACCGCAAAAGAAAAGGCTCCAAAAGCAGTTAAAATCACTACTTTCGACACATCACTTCAAACTTCTTATGCCGCTTATATCGAATCGGCAGAAGATCAGAATATCGCTGGCTTGAATTTCATCACCGAACTCAATGAAATGATGTCTGCTGGTTTGACTCAAGAAGTCGCAAAAGCCTCAATGAAAGAAACCGCAAAAGATGTCAAAATTAAGCCAGCAGTTTTAAATTCTCATGTGCCAGCAATCTCAACCGCTGGCTTTCTTATCGAACATTTCGACAAGGAAATCACCGATCACAAGGTAAGCGAGATTTTAACTCTGGCAGTTCGGGTCAATTATGATGTCAAAACTGCTAACGCAAAAAAGCACATCAAGCAATTCAAAACTATCGCCGATCTAAAAGAGGGAACCGCCACTAAGGCAGAATCTCAAGCCCGCGATAAGGGTGAGCAGATTGAATCCGATCTTGTGGAACTTGCGCCAGCAATTACTCTCGAATCGGTACTAGATGCGCTAGATGTATTTATCTCGACCAAGTCGCTTAAGGACTTAACTACTGCCGATCTTGCCAAACTTAATAAGGTAATCGGCAAGTTAATTACAGTTCAGAAAAACACTCAAGCCCTAGTTAAGTAATCCGACAGGCTCAAGCCCTCGACTCCGAAAGGGGTCGGGGGTTTAGCCATGCCCGAAAAATCCGACACAAACTTTTGAGGCGCACGAGTACGCGCACGAGTACGCGCATGGCGCACAATTTTTTCAACACAAACCACCACGCGCTCGGCTACGCGCATGGCGTAGTGCGCAGGGTTCGCTATATTATATAGTGGACAGGTCGCACGCTTGACAAAGGGGCTTCCATAGTGTATAGTTGTACTTGTAAGTGAGAGATGCGGGGCGATAGTCGCTCTGCTATATAATATAGTGAGGGGTAAGCAAATGAACGATTTATTAACTAGACTTATCGCTAACGCGGAAGTCGCAAAGAATATCCAAGCCGAAGCAGACCGCGCTAAGGCACTCTACGAATTAGGCGTTATCAAAATGGCTGAGTCACGAGCCACCTATGAATAAAGATCGTGTGCTTAAAACTATCGCTTTACGCGAAGAGGGCATGATTACTGAGTCCGAGATGTGGCAGGAGATTCTAGAAACTTCTGCTTATGTGCTCAGGCTGTTAGAAGTGAGCGCAGAGTGAGTCGCCCACCGACTCCTGACGAAATTAGGGCAACGAACCCTAATATGACTATGGAGTGCGACAAGTGCCGCATAGTCATGAACGCTAACGCTGATTTCGGAACTTTCGATAACATGCTAACCATGACCATGTCTGGTGGGTATGGTGAATATGTGGACACAGTATTCATACCGACTAAAGAGATAGAGTTCCGCTTGTGCCACAAGTGCGCTCATGAACTCATGAGAACATACTTTGGCGAGTGGGAAACCTCTGGCTGGCATCCGCGCACAGAGGATAAATACTGTGACGGGTACAGGATTGATTGGGATGTCGAACTTGACAAACAGGCGGCTTTCCTCTATGATAAGAGTATTGGGGAATAGTACGGAGTGCGAGCGGTCTAGCCCGTACTGGTGGCTCACGAAGGGTAGTTACGCAGGTTCGAGTCTTGCGGTGAGCACGAGTGTATCGGTATGTTTGGTCAATCAGCAGGGAAACCTGAAATGATGTCGAACGCGGTCTACGCTTGCCATACCATAGCGAATACCGATACACTCACTCATGTGATTGCTATATAATATAGCGACACTTAATCGAAAGGTAAGCAAATGAAACTGATTAACTTAGAAGTGAGTGAGTGGGGCATTGACCTCGAAACTTACTTCGGAGATATTTACTTGTATCACCGCACTTGGATGCTGGCGCTTGGCTTAGTTGCTGTGCTGTTGGTAGCCAAACTAATCAGAAAGCGAGCACGATAATGTCTAATAGCGAACTAGAGTTCGATGCTGAGTATTTCGTAGATGACCTAACTGATGAAGAGATTATCGAACTGGTCGAACTTAATGAGTGGGAACCTGACTTCGACAGTGAAGATGAGGAGTTCTAATGTGGACTGTATGGGTGGGTGGTAGCGAGATGAACTCTCACTTAATATCCGAAGGTCAAGCCATCTTGACGGCAACTGATTGGCTAATGCGTGGCTATAGTGACGTAGCAATCGAGGAGATAAAATGATTACACTCACGCTTACCGAAGCAGAAGTGAACGAGATACGCAAGGCTCTGGCTGCCCAAGAGGTTGGGTATCGTGGGCATGGGTTTAAGGCGCTTGAGAATCTAGTAGCCGACCTGCGTAGCAAGATAAATGATGTGGTGCTTGACGCTAACGATATGTTAGTGTAGTATTATCCCTGTAAGATCAACCAACTAGTAGAAAGGTAAGTCAATGTTAGAAGATGATGATGTAACTGGCGTTCTATGCGACGATTGTAATTGCTTGGTAGACCCAGATGATTCTATCGGAACTAATGACGGCAATACTCTGTGTACCAATTGCGGTGTCACCTGTGATAACTGTAACTGGATAGGCAGCCGCAATAATGATAACTGGTTCGATATAGACGGCAATAACGAAATCTGGTGTGACACTTGTACCGAGAATCATGCCAGTTGGTGCGAGAGGTGTGAGGAGTACAGCACCAGCGGTCACTTCTACATTAGAGATGTTGGCGAGTCATGGTGCGATTCATGTACCGAGAATCGTGCCTCGTACTGTGATGATTGTGATGATTACTACGCTGACGGATGTCAGAATTGTGACGAGAGAGGTAGGGATATTCATGACTACCAGTACCGCCCCGACCCTATCTTTCGCTCAGTAGAGGGCGAGAGCACCAAGTTATACTTCGGTATTGAGATAGAAACTGAGGTAAATAGGAGTGGCTACGATATTAGTGCCTGCTCTGAGTATGCTGCTCAACTTGAGCATGAGCATGACCTTGCTTATCTCAAGCATGACGGCTCGCTTAATAATGGGTTCGAGATAGTTACGCACCCAGCCTCACACGCTTACTATATGAAAGAGGATAACCCTCTATGGGAAACGCTAGAAACCTTACGCCAACGCCCTTATGCTATGAAATCATGGGATACGGGTACTTGTGGACTTCATATCCATATCTCACGAGCAGGGTTTAGTAGTGGCGCACACCAGCACCGCTTTCTCCAACTGGTATACAGTAACCCAGAGTTCTACTCTACCCTTGCGGGTCGAGAGGCTAGTCATTGGGCTAAGTTTGATGATGTAATACGAGCAGAACGCGAGTATGACCCTTGGGGTAGCACTAAAGGCTACAAGCAATGGCGCTCATACAAGCACAAGTTAGTACGCCATAACGATAATTGTAGTGACCGCTACTCTGCGGTTAATACTCTCAATCGCCACACGCTAGAGATGAGAATCTTTAGGGGTAGTATCAACGGCAAGGTAGTCAAAGCAGCACTAGACTTAGCGCACGCCAGCGTTGAGTATACGCGAGAGTTACGAGTTCCAGATGTATGGGCTGACGCACTAATAGCCGAGAACTTCATGGAATATATCAAGATGAATATAGAGTTATACCCAGAACTAAATGAGCGCATGAACAAATTGTTCACGCTTACAAACGCGGAATAGAGGATAGAAGATGTGTTTATTATTAGTGGCGCAGCCTAACAGCACGCCAAAGAAAAAGGATTTAGAGTGTGCTTCATGTAACAATCCTCATGGTTTCGGCTATGCGGTAATCGCTGGCGACAAGATCATCTCTGGTCGCGGTATGTCTGCTAAGAAAGTTATCAAGGAGTTCTTAGCGGTACGCAAGCAGTTCCCCAATAGTTTTGCCATGTACCATGCTCGCTTGGCTACACATGGCGTCAAGAATGCGGATAACTGCCACCCGTTTAAGGTGGGCGACGATTCTCGTACTTATCTAGCGCACAATGGCATACTTGATGTGGATATTCATGCTACTGACAAGCGTAGCGATACGCGTATCTTTGCCGAGGATATTCTGCCTAAGTTCGGCGGTGTCAAAGGCTTAGATGATGACAATACTTGGATAATCCTTAGCAAGTGGGCTTCTGGTAACAAGATTGCGGTGCTAACTGTTGACCCCAATGCCAATGATGCCTGTTATATCATCAACGAGAAGTCAGGTGTCTGGGATAATGACGGAATCTGGTGGAGTAATGACTCATACAAGCCTAGTGCTTGGTCGAACTACTGGGGTGGTGACATATCGAAAGAGAGTTCGGTCTACCCCTATACGGCAGGTAGTGTCGAACGTATCGAGGATGCGCACACACAGTTCGAATGTCCGTCATGTCTAGGTATGGCGTACGAGGATGCTAATCCTTACTGGTGTGAGTTCTGTAATACCTGCTTCGATTGTAGCGGTACTTTCAACGATACCTGCCTGTGCTGGACACCCGAGAACAAACGATATGCCCATAGTGGCAAAGAAGGGGTAGGATACTACAATGGCAACTTCGACTTCTAAGGTAGAGGTGACACCAGCCCTATACGGCATGGATGTTCACAGTTATATCACGCTTACTAAAACAGACGAAGGGTTGGTACCCTATGGCACCTTCGCTACGCTTGATGAGGCTATGGTTTGGGCAAAGCAACTAACCAACGCTACGATAGTTCCTGTATACTATCCAGCATACAATAGGGGGTAAATATGTTACGAATAACTGATGAGAATATGCGCACTTACTTGATAGATGTGATAGCAGCGTTGCTGTCCGACACAAACCACCAGCACGATAAACTTATCGCGCAAACCAGACTAATGCTACAGATGTTGGAGGACTAATGAATATAGACCCTAAAGAACTACTGGAAACTTATGATATAAACCTGTACGATACTCGGACTACTGGAATTATGAAGGAGTTTGAGTTAGTTAACCCTCTCAATAATCAATCCTTTACTGGTCGGCTGTATTGGAATGAGAATGACGGCTATGACATCTATTGGGATAAGCATGCGCCAGAGTTGGCTAAGCGTGACTACTTCGAGTCAGCCTTAGATGCTGCTTTAACTACTCAGGCTTCACTATATAATATAGTGGATGAAGTGTGAACGGGAAGTGTACGGGTCACCCAGACCCAGACATGTGGTTCCCTGAGTTTCCACCCAATCGACCGAGTATGAGTAGCACACTAGCACTAGCAGAGAAAGTTAACGAGGCTATTAGCCTTTGTAAGTCCTGCCCTTCTATGGTAGAATGTGATAGTGAAGGTAATAAGCCCGAGAACCGTGCCTATGGCATATGGGGTGGCGTACTAGCAGGAGAAAGATTACTTGAGTTAGGCATCAAGCGTGATGAACTGCCCAACTGGGCACCCGAAACATCTGCGATAGATTTATATAATCGCCTGTCGCCTTGGTTAGAGGAGTGATGAGTGAAGCGAATCGTAACAGTAGTGTTAGTCGCTGGGCTGTTGGTGATACTACACCAACCTAAAACTGCCGAGCCAGTCCAAAGGGAATGGACTGTAGCGGATAGTAAATCATACGCTAGGGTCAAACTCTATGCGTGGGCAAAAAACCAGTACGCTTGTCTAGAGAAAATGTGGACACGCGAGTCCAATTGGAGAGCCAATGCGTACAATCGTCAGAAGGTAATGGGTCGCAACGCTTACGGAATACCCCAAATACTTGGGCTAAAGCGTGGCACTCACCCAACAAGGCAAATAGACAAAGGGCTGGAATATATCACGCACAGGTATGGAACACCTTGTATGGCATGGAAATTCCACCAGCGGAAGGGTTGGTACTGATGCGACGGGAAGCGTGTCAGTACCGCCCAACACAAACAAGGAGGCGCTATGCCAACGTATGATTACGAATGCCCAGGAGAAGGTGTAGTCATAGAACTATCTCTACCCTTTGACCATGAGCGACCCGCATGTAACACCTGTGGTGCGCCTATGGAACGCGTTTACACAGCACCAGCAGTAAAGTTCAATGGCACAGGTTTCTACAGCACAGGAGGCTAAATGGAATACAGCAAAGAAGAGGCGCTTGAGCGCCAAAGGTTGATCGATAGCATCACTAAGAATCTGTCCGAACTAGACCTAAAGAGCAAAATGGAGTTAATTATGGACTGGGACGATAGCAAGGAGGCAGAGATAGAAGCGGTAGACGGGTACGAGAATTGGTCAGACCCCAACGAGTGGGAGGATAGACCATAAAGTTATTTGGTATCCTCTTTGTCATTGTCTCGCCCGCTATTCTCCTCGGAGTAATCGTCGGCGCTTATAACTTCGTCTGGTTCCTCGGTAACTTTATCAGCGGTATCTTTATCTAGCCAAGGTCGAAAACCGCCCATGCGAGTAATCAACTTACGAATAGCACGGTTATGGCGCATACGCGCCGCATCTTCACTAGGTAGTTTCATCTCAGCAGCAATAGCACCGAAATCTAGGGACTCAGCATATTTGTAGAATAGTATCGACCTATCCTCCGTACTCAACTTAGAGTATGCTGATTTGATTTCAACCATCATCGCCATCAGGTTACCACCTTCTGATGGTGCTGGTGGTTTCCCTGTTTTACCAAGATTTAAAATTGGAAGCACAGTCATTTCACCGCGTAAGATTCCAGGAAGCATGGCTTCAATAACATCTGCCTCGTAATAGAATAGGTCAGACATTTCGTATCCACCTACACGAGCCTTCCACTTCTGGCAATAGTCCAGCGCTTCATTGCGCAGCGAACGATAGATTAAATTCTTAGCATCCTTCGGGCCAATTGCTTCCCACTCGTTTAACTTGTTGGGGTGTTCGAGAAACCACTTGTACAATGATTGTTTAATATCATCTAACTCAACCATACTGTACTTTTTATGGTACTCTGCTGCCACACTAATTACAATGTAGTCCCAAGGTTCAATACGATTCCAATCCATTATCCCCAACGCTTACCTTCCACAATAAATGACCCGTCCTTCTGAATAGGGATAGTAACTGGAACTACTGTGCGACCATCAACATAGAGCATACCGAAACCCTGTTGCCATGTGAATAGACCACCCTTAATATACTTAGCATCCTTATACTTCATCAGGTTGCCCACTTCCATGCCCCATACTGTTTGAGGTGTTGAAGTTCCGTATGCTTGAGTGTGATGCGCTAAGCCCATGCGGTGCGTGTGTCCGCACACTACTGACTTGCCTGTGCGCATGGCTAAACCTAGGGCTGTGAGCCCACCAACAGACTTCATAGAGCCTTCATCACCGTGCATTAACAACCAATTAGGTGCTAATTCATACGGCTTAGTATGGTATGTAGCGCCAATTTCAGGTAGGCGCAGGAACTCTGGAAGTTCTAACTCAGGCAGTCCCAGCAGGCCAGGAGCACGCATCATTACTGTATTATATAGTCGATCAGTATGATTAGAACGGATTATGTGCTTAACTTTAAGCGCTTCAAGTACACGTGTAGTTTCGTCGCGGTCTCGACCGATAGAGCGCTCATACTCTAGAGGTGTGCCTTTAGCCCACTTAGAAATAGTCTGCATGTCCATTTCATCACCAACTGAAACAACTTCGGTTGGCTTATACGCCTTGATAAACTTAGCAAGGTTATCTACGGCTCGCTTGTCATGATAAGGTATCTGTAAGTCAGACACACAGACTATTGTTTTCATGGCTTCTTTTTCGTCGCTTTCTTAACACGTCGTTTGTTCTCAAGCCCAACGTTCTTCTTCTTACTAATTACGCGTAGGTTAGCAATACGGTCGTCGCCTGCTCTACCCTTGTTATTCTTATGGTCTACTTCTGAATTCCTAGGCAAGGTTTTTCCAGTAGCATCTTCATAATCTTTGCGTGCTTTGTTAGTAGATGTAGTTTCAGTAGTGCCATCCTTTTTCTTACGCTTAATAACGTAGATAGGGCGGCCACCATTTGCCTTGCTGCCTTTATATGGCCCGAAGATTTTCATTACTTATCCCACTTATCTCTTAGTAGTAGCATGCCGATAATGGCGTAGTTCGCCATATCTTTGAATGAATCCTCAAGACTTTCATGTTCAGGCTCATTCTTTGAATCAACTAAATTGTTAATGCGTGCTAACTTATCGTGCATCCGTACGCGTAAGCCGTTGATAGCACCGCCAGGAGCATCGGCAATATTACGTGGGCCGTAGTCGCGGTGCTTAGAAAGCAGCAGCGACATAAGTTCATCGTATATAATCCTTACTTCGTCTGCGAATTCAAGAGTGGGACGCTTAGGTTTATACTCAATTGATTTTCCTTGATGTGGAAACTGGTCACCTTTAATCCTTGGCTCACTAAGTGATTTATAATTTGCCATATTTCTTCACGCTCCATTTTCGTTGTCATCGGATTCATTTTCTAGTAATTCAGCCAGAGCATCATCGAAGTCTGACATTTGTTCACGTACTACCATATCTTCTATAATAGATTTTACTATTCCTGGGCTTGCTTCTGCTGCGTATAGTGTTGCATATGTTGATTGAACAATTGAACTAATCATCTCTGGTTCATCAAGATGACCATAGATACAACGCAGTAACGAGCCAACCATAAGCGTATAACCGCCAGGAAGTATTAATTTAGGGTCAAACTCTTCTTCACCATACTCAAGTAGGTGGTCGGTAGCCTCAAAGATGTCATCAAAGTGTTGACCACACTCCTGACAAGGTGGGATAGGATCAAAATTCATCAGTAGTTAACCCCATCTTCTCTCGAATAAATCCCGCACCAAACTTGACGTAACAACTATTAACATCTTCTCCGTCTGGCATGGAGATGACTGTAACTGGCAGTTCCTTGGCAAGACCATTGGCAAATTCTTTTCCTGGTTGGTCACCATCTGCAAAGATAAAGACTCGTTCAAAGTCAGCAAGTAGTCGTGTGTAATGTTTCTTCCATGAGTTCGACCCTGGAACTCCAACGCAAGGAATGCCAACACACTTAGACATAGTAATGGTATCAAGTTCACCTTCGCACACCCCAATCCAGTCACCTGCTATTTCAATATCTAATACATTGTACATCTTGGTCTCAGCGCCAGCCATACCCATATACTTAGGCTCTACTGCTGGGTTGAGAGAACGAAATCTAATATCAACTACGCCAGTCTTAGTGATGTAGGGGATTGCTAAGCGACCTTGGTACTGCTCATGACCTGCTTCTGGGTCAACGACGACGCCTAATCGCGCCACTCGCGCTACTTCCCTTGTTATTCCCCGACTTGCTAGGTAATCTTCCGCCTGAAAGATGCTTCCCGCGTACTTGGCTGTGGCTCTCCCCAGTAATTCCTTCTGCGAAAGACTTTGCTTCACGTATGTCTACTCTCTCTTGTCTTGCGATAATTTGGATACTATTGCCATTCATTCCGCAAGCGAAACAATTAAATAGATTATCCTTGGTGTTAAAACTAGCACTTGCGTGCGAATCATTGTGGAATGGGCACTTGATAGTCACCTGCCCTGATGAGCGAGTAATGTTTGCGCCGTAATGTTTTAGTACTGCTACAATATCTGGTAAATCATCATCCGAATACATCGCCCAACCTCATAACTAAATACGCATCATCTATGGACTTGCCTCTGGCTTTAATTACTACTGCTGCCATTACTTCGTTGCGCTTCTTGCCTCTTGCCTCCGCATAATGCGATGCTTCTGTTTGAGCCTCTTTCGTCCAACCGCTGAGGTCAATAGCGTTGCCCGCCCCTGGGGCTTTACACTCGATAACTCCAATGCTTCCGAGAAAGTCAGCCCTAACAGCGACATCACCCTCATCCTTCGCACCCGCACGAGCAAGTCTTTCAGCATCATAACCCTTAGAACGGAACCAATCACGTATGTCAGTTTCAAATGTTGCTCCTCTAGCCTTATGGCTTTTTCTAGTTGTCAACTAAAACTCCAAGTTCTAATAAATCCATTGAGTACAAGTTCTGTGGTGGAACGTACCAAGTTGTTTCGTTGTATCTGAACTCGTCTTTCTTACATTGACTTCCATGTGACCAACCAATTGCTCGGTATGGTGTACCTAGCCAATCTGGTGCTACACGCCTTGTCTTATGGCGCATGCCGTCTGCCATTAGAATATAAACTAAAGAATCATCATCGCGATTAGTGTATCTTAACTTAGGTTGGTCACTAAATGTATAGCGCACTTCACCAAGTCCAGGAATATCTAACTCTGTTTTCCATTTATTAAAATGTGGTACAAAATCTGTTTTGCCAACCATACGGGCAAATGCTAACTCACTACCAGCAGCAACAGCATGTTGCCATAGTTCCCAAAGGTCTCCCTCTGAGTAGTTAACATTCTTGGTTGGGTCTCCAAAGTATACTCTTTGTCTTTGGTATCCCACTTCTACCGCAATCGCTTCCTCTTGCGTAGTTAAAGCGTATGATGTAATCATGCGTTCTCTGGAATATCTTCTATGTACATGTATTCTGGGTTAAATGCTAACCAAGTCATTAGACTTCCGTTTGCATCTGCTCTTCCATAACGATTTTTGACAGACGCCACGCCCATTGATGTGCCGACAGTTCCGAGCGTACATATGAGCGCAGGGAGTTGAGAGACCTTACCTTGGATAGCCGACCTCGGTTGACAAGGATTTCCAGGTACTGCTTCCGAAGTGTGATGTAATACGACAATCGCTGCGTTAGTTGCTCTCGCAAGGTACTTCAACTCCTTCATAATTGCTCGCATAGATGCGAACTCCTCGCCACCATCGGTGGCTACATCCATTAAGTTATCTAATACAATAAGAGTTGGGGGTGAACCCCACAGTTCCTCAAATGCTTGTACTTCTTCATCAATATCTTGTAATGTGGGTGATGATTCGAACGACCAGACTATGTGGCTTCCTTTTTGAAGGACTGCTTTAGTCCAACCAACATCAGTATTAAGTTTCTGTTCAACATCGCTCTGGCTCTTGCCAGAAATCATAGATGCTAATCGCATAGCCATTGTGTGTGCGTTAGTATCTGCTGATATATACAAGGTTGGAACATTAGTTTTGAGTGCTAATGCTAGGGCAAGTGTTGATTTACCTGCTCCTGGAGCACCAGCAAACATAGAAACTTCTGAACGCCGTATGATAATCTTGTTCGCTTCGAATGCCTTAAAGCAACTAGGTAGGGGTTCGCCACCAATAGAGGCTCGTCCCACAGACCTGACTAGTGTGCGCATTGTATCCCCTTCCCTAGTTGCTTAAAATGGAAATAGTTCTTGTTCTAGTTGACTGGCTTGCATTGGTCGGCTCCCTGCGGAAGCGGACATACCCACATCGCGTACGGATTTCCCGTCTTGCTGGAGATTCCCGACTTGTACTTGCGAGCCCCGTGTACGCATGTCGGCCCCGTTGTAGGGGCTGCCGTAACTGGTGCTACCGCTGCCTGGGGTGGTACGAATGAGGGCGGTGGCGCGGTGTCTGGCGTGGTACTCGGCATCGATAAAGGGGCTGCCACCGACGCACCTGCGAGCAATTTCCGCACGGCTGCAATTTGGGTAGCATAGTCTCCTATGCCTTCAAGCAATACACTTAGTTCATCTGCGCTATTAGCACGGACATTGATTAAATCACCGCTTGCGCTTTTGTAACTGACCTGCAACTTCCATTCTTCGCTCATTTATATCTCCTTTTTAGTACTGAACTGGCAATGCGCTGTGAGTCCACAGCGGTATTGGCAATTATTAGTGTTAGGTAAGAATACACCAGCCTTGCGTGCCTTGTCAAAGCCTTCAACTAGGTACTCCATCTTGTCGTATGAATACTGCGACAGGTCTACCATCTCAACAGTATTGCTACCGCGAGACATGTAGTAGTTGCCCCAGTTCACTTCTACGCCAAAAGTCTGTTCAAGCCCGAGTTTGTAGAAGCCTAACTGGAGAGTGCTGGTTGGTACTTGCTGTGAGGTCTTGAGGTCTACAATGACCAGTTGACCATTGACCTCAAAGACTCTATCGATAAACATCTTGATTGGTACACCAGCAACGATAGGTGTTAGCCCTAGTTCTACCGCTGGCTCACCTTGGGGGGTGGTCCAAATCTTCCAGTTAGGGTTAGCCTTACGCCAGTTGATATAGTTCTCGACCCACATTGGCCCAGTAGATTGCCAGAACTTTTCATCTTCCTTGTTAGGATTAGCCTTGGTAGCACGACCACCAACGCGAGCATTGGTTAGGTCGATGTCACCTTTGGACTCAGCCCATGCCTTGTCCCAAAGTACTTGACTCATAGGTTCTCCTTGTCGTACAATTCACAGGCAAGGTGGAAAGCGGAACCTCCGACAGACCACACCGATGGCTCTTCTTGCTTATTGAGTAGTCTACCTAGGTAGTATTGATACCCGCAGTCCACGTAAGTGGTAAATGCGGAGTATGATATATGCTCTGGTAAGTCATATTCTTCTAGTTGGATTGTCATATTTTGATTATACCTCAACCAAGGTTGGGTGTCCAGTAGTTTGTGTTGAGATAACTACTAGACAGATAACAATTGATGTGTGTATACTTACATACAAGAACATATAATGTATATAAAGGCCTTCGGCCTAATATGTACATAATATATAATTACTATATCTAAGGAGTACTATGTCCACATTATGGTCTGTGTTTTATGGTGTGCTATTGGCAAATATTACCTTTTACCTGTTCGACCTAGCGGTAACGGCTATCAAGTCAGCCAAGAATAAACGAGATTTGAACCTACTCTGGGAGAGTATTGAGGACTTTGAGGACGACGATTAACCCTTAGAAATGACAAAAGACCCCCTCGCCCTAGGATAATACCTAAGGTAAGGGGGTTTCTTGTCTCTACGGGGCTGCTAGAGCCCTATATGAGTACTA